GTTTACAGCTTATTCTTAAACTTGGAGGGTTATAAATACTTCGTTTGTAAAAATTAGCCCGTCAGTCCACAGGAAGAAACCCCAAAAACCCCTGCTTCATCCATATAGCATCAGTATAACGCTACCAGGGTTGATTTTCGCGTTAGTGACCAGATGCAGGCTATTGTAAACTTATATCTAAAAATACTTAAAACTTTCGTGAGTTTAGTTTAAAATTTCGCCTCACCGGAGGTCCAAGAATAAGTTTCACAACTCTCAGGGTCGTCTGTTCTTGTACAAAACCCACGCTTCATCATAGTGCTACAAGAATATTCAGAATATCTTTTCTTTTTAGCTTGCTTGACAAACTTTCTCGTTAAGTCAGACTTGAAATCAACCCAATTCAACCCCCTCGCAACTTCAACTATCTCATTCACGGAGAAGCCAGCATTAAGCATATGAATAGCAAAGTTGAGACGAATATGGTGGTCGGGATTACTTTGCTTTATTCTTTCTCGCACACAAGGCATATGTATAGCGTTATCTACGATCATCTCTGCATATGAGTCAACCTCAGAGCTAATGTCCCGGCTTTCAACTTCTTTCACAGGTGCATTTTCCAAGTCAGTCTTCTCATAGTCTTCATATAAATTCATACTTGGCCTGTTACCCATGTCGTACTTTTCGGAATAATCTATTTTACGTGGGGAAGTAGATTCTTTAAACACTTCATCCAACGTCATACAAAGTACATCAGACGTAGTTAGCGGGATGGTCCAAACACCGCAAGAAACAGCTTCACCGTTTTCTGTATCTATCCTTTGTGCGTTTGGAACACGTAGAATCCTCCTAACATCAGTAATTACTTTCCTATCGTGTGTATCCAAGTCACATTCATCAACCAGCATATTAGATGTAGAAACTTTCTTACGGACAGGGTTAACCTCTTCTTGGTAGAGAAGATATGTGTGAAAACCAAGACCCGAGAAAACTGTAAGTGTCGGTATCCCTTCCTCATCTGCATATTGAACAATGCTTTCTACGTCTTCCCAAACAGAACCAAGAACGTGATGTAGAAGGTCAGAATCCTCTCTCATTCGCTGTATTTTCATCCTATCAGAAGAGACGTTAGAAAAAGCAGAGTCTTTTTTGGCACTATCAAAATCAAAGAAAATAGAAGAGAGAACAGGACGCATATCAGAACGGAAACGACAAGTAGAACAGTAAACGTTTTTGTCGGGTCTGACTTTTTTGAAAAAGGAGTCAAATGACTTTTCAGAGTGTATATAAAACTGCCTCATTTCTCCGTTCTTTGAAGCGGCTACTGAACGAGGAAACCCATTGTATAGAATCTGTGAGGCAGTATCCATCCTTACTCCACGATACAAGATTAGAGGGTAAAAGGGTTACGCAGTCGGGAGAAGAGCGTAACGACAAGTCATACCGGACTCATCGTAAACAACAGACAGAGGATGATCCTGTTCAGTCATAACCTCCACAGTCCCATCAATAGACCCGAATAGCTCTGCAAAGCCGCGAGAATACGTATTCGATACATCCGGCCCATCAACAGAGTGTGCGTTTAGAGCGCCCGTGAGAGTGTTACGTTGGTTCTCATCAGTTGCCTCAAGCACAAGTTCTCCATCTTCAATAGTAACCGGGTAACTATTGAGGGAAAATTCATCAAACTCCTTTGCACGAACGATACGGTTCAATTCAGACGTATCAACGGTGAAGTCAGTAGTCATAGGCTCACCACTACTCTGCTTAGTCCACCTATCACGTTCATCGTACAACTGAGTAACGGAGAGTAACATAGACTCAAGGTAACTGTTACTCGTTGGAATATAGATGGTAGCAGTAAGCTCTCCATCTAGCTCCATCACAGAGGAAAGCCTATCATCACCATTTCCGAAGAACGAAACAGTAACACTTTCACCACCAACGAAATCGAGATACTGTCTCATCTCTTCAGCATCAATAATAGCCTCTGTACCAGCATCCTCATCGACATCATCACTTAGCGTAAGATCGTTTAGGAATTCTTCTCGGAACGTACAGTAAGAAGTAATCGACTCTCCGGCGTTAGCAATGCTACGAATCCCACCACCAAAGATGTTCAAGTAAACCTCTTTGTACCTATCTTCAAGTGGGGCGGTGGCATGATTGATAAGCTTGTAAACGTCGCCCGTATCAACGGTAAACGACGCTCGGTGTTCTAAATCTTCAGTCATTATTGTTCGGGCTTGTAAAGGTCGTATTTGTTACCATCTTGATGCACAACCTCAACTACACCGTCTTCCAACTTATCCTTTACGGATACAACATCATCTTCATCTGAGTTGATATCGTGAAACTCAACGGTCGCAAACTTGACCATAATTCGGTTTTTGTTATTCATGAATCTCCATTGTATTTCCTTCAGTAAAGTTTAGCTCATACGGTACCTCAATTTCGGAACGTAGCTCAAGTTCCGAATCCACACCGCTCGCTTCTGCCTGTTCAATTGCCTCTGTGATTTCTTTGTGTTTCTCAAACGTGGGGCGCGTAAGACCGAGATACTTGAATCTGTTTCGACCACTCTTCCGTTGGAAACCGGTAGGAACACCTTCTTCATCGAGTTGAAGTTGGATGATATCGTTTACCTTGTACTTGTTGTTAGTTTCGCCTGCCGGTTTAACAGGAGTCTTTTCAAGACCCTCCTGAATCTTAGCCCCAACATCATCCTTCTGCATTTCGGTCCAACAGACGTGGAAATCACATTCCTCAATGGGTTTCCGGAACGTCTCATTGTGATAGTCCTTGATTTTACCCCAATCCTGAAGATCCATATTAGCATCCTCAGGAGCAGTATTGGGGTAGTAATCATCAATGTATTTGTACTGTGACCACTCCCACATCACAGACATACTATCAATGACAAGCGTACCGGTGTCCCCCGTCTCTGCTTCCCATTGTTCAAGCACATCAAGTGCTTGTTCAACTGCTTCACAAGCTTCGGTGAAAGACTTGGGCTGCCAAATCTTGACTTGTTTATCAGAGAACTTGGAAGCAATATCCTCTGCTTTGTTCTCTGTATCAACAAGCATGATTGGCTCAGGCATGGTATATGCAAAGTGTGTCTTACCCATACCTTCACCGCCCCAAATCATCATCTTCCACGTATGCTCCTTATTAGCGGCATCAGACACATCCATAGCATTTGGAGCTAGACGGTCAAGGTCTAATGCCGATGAACTACCATCATTTTCTGTCTCCGGAACAGAGTCGGTATCAGTTTCGGAAGGATCATCAGTCCCCATAGATTCGATATCAGGAACTTCATCTTCCACCTCATCTAGTTCTTCCTCTGCTTCTAGCTCATCAATACGTTCCCGGTATTTCTCACAAACCGACTTCCGGGAATCGGACTCATGCGCTTGTTCAAGCAAGTCAACATCTTCAACACCATCAATCTCATCGACAATCTCGGTGGGGCTTAGAGTTTCAAGTTCATTACTCTCTACAGCCTCTTCAAACGAAAGCTCATCATCAGCCTCTTGCGCTTTATCTGACCATCCCATGTTTAAATCTCCATTCGGTCGGCGTCGGTTTCAACTTCTTCATCCGAATCAGAAGAACCCGTGGTGTCAACTGTTCCATCAAAGTCTTGGGCAAAGATGGGATTGACAGCAACGGCGTTCATCTGAATCTGCCCATCATCATTCTGCGTGACAGTACCGAAGAATTCACACACAGAACCATTACCGTACTCCATCATTTCAGGATCAGTCCAACACGTTAGGCCGGGAGTACGTGACTCTTCATCATAGATGGGCGAATCGGCAATGTCTTCATCATCGAAGACAGTTTCATCACGAAGTGTGTAGATGCCAAAGTCATTACTCTTGTAGGCATCGTAGATATCAGCCTCAATCATCTTCAGATCAACTCCAAAGTCAACAGGATACTCATCCCCGTTATCGCTAACTTCCGTCGCACTCATGTTATCAGCAATGTTCTCGATTTTAAACTCCGGGATAACATTCCGAATTTCAGAAACCATAGCATCACGGTTCGGCGGTTCCTGAACGGAAACTTCAGTACCGGAAGAGGAATTCAGCACAAGATGCCGTTCGATATCAGATTCCGAAACCGAGAATTCTCCGGTAACGATGTTACCCATTTCAGAGAACACATCGTACACAAACGGAATCTCGATTCCATCTTCCTCATCGAAGAGGATAACAGAGACGTGCGGCTGTTCTTCCTTCTCAACAAGACCGTATGCAACGAGAACATCATGCTCGCCCACAACGTTCCCGTTATCATCGTACTTATTCCAACTCCGGACACCGCCATGCCCGATGGTTAGAACTTCAATCTCCTCGGTTGGCATCCGGCTATCAGCAACCTCGGAAGACCGAGTAAAGCGAAGAGCAATACTTTCCATTTTCTCATCGGAAAGTCCACTTGTGCTACTCTGAACCTCTTCAAGATTCTCTTCATACTTCTCTTCGATTACTTCAAACTCAACTTCAAAGTCTTCTGCAAGCGACTCAAGCTCATCACGGGTTTCGTCCATCATACACCCCCAACTCAGGGATGGTTAGGTATAAGTCCTTTGGATGAAACCAATCGAAGAATTTTTACGTTTTCAGCGGTTAGAGAGTGTATGGCTGAAGAAATAGGTGATATTGATGGCATCGGTAGCACAACCGAAGAGAAAATCAAAGAAAAAGGTATTGATTCGATAGACGACTTGGCACAAGCAAGCGTAGAAGAGATTACAGGCAGCGGTATCAGCGAAAGTCGTGCTAAGGACTTTATTAACAAGGCGAAACAAAATGCTGTGATAATTCAGTCGGGTACAGAAGTTGAGGAAGAATACAGGCAATACACTACCGTTTCTACGGGTATAGAATCGCTTGATGAGGCAATGGAAGGTGGGTGGGAAGAAGAAGCTGTAGTCTCCCTGTGGGGTGAATCAGGTTGTGGGAAAACGCAGCTAGCAATGAAAGCTCTTGTTGAGGCTGTGAAGCAAACGGGTAAGCCGGGAATCTACATTGAGACAGAGAAAAACCGATTCCGACCCCAACGTATCCGCGACTTGTCGGACGGTGATGATAAAATTCTTTCTAATATTCACCGTGTCAAGGCATATGGTGTAGATATGCAGTACAATTCTTACCAAAAGGTAATTGATTCCTTTGATGAAGCTAGTATTGTTGTAGTTGATTCTCTAACAGCACGTATCCGTCTGTCTGATGAATTTAGTGATCGTTCTACACTTAGCCAACGTTCTTCCTTATTGGGCAAACACTTAGAAAAGATCGAAGATATAGGTGAATGTCTTAACTGTCCTGTCCTATTCACTAACCAAGCTTACCAAAACCCCGATTCCTATGGTAAAAATGTAATACAGTATGGTGGTGCCCTAATTAGACATACTGCTCAGTTCTTTGTTCATATGTCTTCTAAAGGTGATATCCATGAAGCAGAAGTACAACAACATCCATCTACAGGTGACACTAGTTGTATGATAGATATACAAGAGAATGATGTTGTAGACGTTTCCTAAATTTATATTCTTTTTATAGTTTGTCTTCTCTATACTAGCTAGGTAAACATAGAATAAGATAGTCTAAGTTATGATAGTCTAAACTATTATAGTCTATTTAGTATATAGTATAATACTTACTACTAGTTTACAAACGTTTATGAGAAGTATGTATATTAGTCCCCGGTTTATGGGAATAGATTGTCTAGTAAACAAGGTACTATACTAGAGGAATATATCATACTATAACTAGAACAATAATAAACTAATAGACCGCCCCGCAAACAGCACAGCAACAGCTAGGAGATGTATAGTATATAAGAATTACGAATAAAGAATACTCGTTTTTAAACTTAGTAAGGGAAAGATTTTTATGTAGACAGTTATAAATGGTCATATGCCTGAACCAACTCCGAAACAAAAGGAAGTTTTGGAACTTCTGCCTAATACACGGGAATATATTGCGGAAGAACTAAATATTTCTCGCCGGGCTACTAGATACCGGATGAACGCATTAGAGAAAAAAGGATATGAAGTTGAAAGGGATTCTGATGGAGTTTGGAGTCTGAAGGGAATGAGTGAGATAGAAGAAGATAATACCCGTTCTGAAGAAGAAACTAAACCACGTAGGGAAGAT